GATTGGTATTATGCGTGATAGTAGTCCTTGTGATCTAGCATCTTCTGGTAAGTTATCTACAAACTGTTCTGGCGTAGCACAAGCTATCCAATTTAAACAAGGGCCTTCAATTAAATATTCTCCAGATGTTTTTGTCTTGTGACTGTACTGATCTTTAGCATCCCACATATCTGTTAAAAACATTTGTAAGTATCTTTCGTTCCTGCCCATGAATGTACCAAACTCAGAAGTTACCAGAGTCAAAGATGAATCATAGAACTCTGGGTTCTCTTCAGTGCATAGACGTAAATCCATACGAGTAATCTTAGTCATATCAACTGCGAGTTTTTCTGGAGTAATTCTATCTTGTATAGAATACAAAGGATGATTGCGCAATCCATATGTATCTAAACCAGAATTAAAATTATGATCTTCTTCTGTTGCGCCTACAGGTGATGTAAGTCTGCTAAATACTTTTGAAAAAGGTACTATTAAACTTACTGACTTGTTACGTCCAGGTGATGCTATAAGTATAACAAATAGGTTAGACCCAATGTTATAGTTAGCCATAGGAAACCAAACTTTTCTTCCCAATGCGCCTGCGATTGATGAGATAGCTGTCCATTGTGCAAATGGTTTAGGAATGGGGCTATATTTAACTGCATCAGTACAAGCTTTTATGTAGTCGGGGTAGTTCCTTGCCATACTCTCATATCCTTCCATGTGTCACCAATCTCAACTGAAGATGGTATAACCATTTTACGTCCATCGACCATCAATGGATTGTGCATTCTTTCTAATACTTTAGGCATTAGTTCGTCTATCTTACCTACAGGGCATTGCCCTAATATTGCATCGTGAACTTGTCCCAATACTTCAACACCTTCTGCAGCCAACTCATCCCATACTCTGTATAAACCTAGATTTAATAAGTCACCTATCGTAGATTGTGGCACATAAGCGATGGCTTGTCGCAGTGTAGAGTTGTCAGAAAGTCTATCCCAGAACTGTCTGCGTCTACCAAATGGAGTAGTCAAACAACCCTTTTCATTTAACTCTAATCTAATTGCACGATGCCAGTCTCTAATTCCAGAAAAGGCACCCTTGACTTTTAACATATTACCAGATAGCTTTTCTCCTTGATCAATCAATTCTCTAAAGCCCCCCTTGTCATCTTGTTTATGCCAACGTTCTACTGATTCTAATGATACCATACCACCAAAATAAAGCAACTGAAATCTTGTTGCTTGCGACACTTTAATTTTAATTTGTCTAGCAAGTGAATGTGCAGTAACACCATAGTTAGTACCGTGTCCTGCTCGTTTACAAATATCTCTGTAACTGTGATGCAAGTAGTAAGGCCTATCTGCCAATGCTCTATCTTGTTTAGGATCTCCAGACCAACCCATGTTGGGCCAGACCATCTTAACAACTTCTGTATGTAAGTCTGTACTCTCACATACATCTATATAGTTTTGATCACCAGCTAAGTATGCAACCGCTCTAGATTCTGCTTGTTCTAAATCGGCATAAAACATTTTCTGACCTGTATCTGGTATGAATACAGCACGTAAATCTTTCGTCACATTTTGTAAGTTAGTACCTGTACGCCAAGGACTTTCTGAAGAAGACCAACGACCTGTCTCTGTGCCTGCCACATTGTATGAGCAACGAATACGTCCGTCTTTATCTCTTGTTGATGCTAGTACAGATAAGTGTTTGTCAATGTCACGTAGTGCTAGTATAGTATAGCAAAATGGTTTAGCTCTTGGATATGTTTCTGATAATTGTTCCAACGCCGCTCTGTCTGTGGATATCTTCTGCTTGCCCCCCTTGTAGGAAACAACAGGTGGTAAGTTTAGTTCTTCATATAAAAGTTTTTTAAGTTGAACAGGGCTGTTGTGATTTAAATCCTTACCCCACACAGCATTAGCAAACAAATGTAACATGCGCTCTAGTTTTAATCTATTCTTTTTAAGTGGTTCTTTTATACTACGAACCTTTTCTTCATCAACCCTAAGACCTTTGAGCATCATGCTCATGGCAGGCTTTAAACTATTTAATTCAAACTGGTAGGTTGTTGTTGTATTTTCATCTAACTCTTCGTAAATCTTTGTCCATATCTCATGAGTAAGTGTGCAATCCAAAGCACAGTATACCCAGTTCATTTGGTTCTTGGATAAATCGTGTTTACCTATTTCCGTATTTTTTATTATTCGCATAACTCACCTGCTATCGCAGAGTAACCAACCATATCTATGTATGTGTCAGCACTAGGAGTTCCTTGTTGTAGTCTTGCAACTTTTAATAGTAGCATGCAGATGGCTACGTCATGTGGAGAAACATCTGTTTTAAGATAAGCGCTCCAAAGATTAGCTATGTTTTCATGATTTGCTTTTTTGTTTCCGTATTCTTTTTCTCTGTCGCCACTCAATAGCTCTTTCGCTTTCTTCAAATTTTCGTTTATAGTTACTGCCATATACCTTCTCCATTAGTTTGTTAATCTCTGTTCTTGTTCTAGCCGCATCCAAATCAGCCAAGTCACACACTGATTCAAAGTCTTCTATATCTTTACCAAACCATTGCCATGAATATATGTGGGCTTTCCTATCTTCTTTACCATTACCCTCATACAATAAATCTTGTAACAGTTGGTCAAGGACGGCTCGCCATAGTCGTATATAGGATTCAGATTGGTAATCCCATACCTTATCTATAGATTTAGCTGAGAAAAAATTGGGTCGTTTCACTACTCATCGGCTTTTGTGCTGTCAGAAAACTTGGCTAAAGTTTTCCATGCACCCTCGTTAGTGTATGTGGAGCCCAGGAATCCAAGACCTTTTTCTAGTTCTGGTTGCAATGAATGTTGTGCATGCATAGTGTCGTGGATTGTTCCTCTGACTTCTATGTCTTGCATGTACTTCAACCATGACACATCATATGTCTGGTTCTGTGCAACTTTAACTATGGTCTCGTCTTCTAATAATCTCTTAACCCATGCCCAAGCTTTTTTCCTATCTGGTTCGGCCCAATAGTTATATGTAAATGGTACAACGATTGCGTGGTTTAAGGAGGGGGCAAACCCAATACAAGTTATCTGCCCGCCTGCTGTTTCAATGTCGAATGATAAAGGCTTGGTGTCACCCAAATCTTTGATGTATTTACTTTCAAATGTATATAAGTCTTCTATGCTTGGTTCTATCCAAAGTTCTCGTTCTTCGTAATTTATTTGTTTAGTTCTTGATTCACGTTTTGCTTTTTTATAATCAGAATAAAGATGATATCTAAATCCATAATTTTTAAAGACAGCCGACGGACTATAAGAAGGTATAATTTTGTAATTTCTGTTAAGAGAATCAGTATTAGATTCAATCACAGCACCCCGATACACACCAATCTTATCAAAGCCCGTCAGTGCCCACAATGAAATACTACCCATAGCTATAATAACATTGGGCTGTGCCTCATTGATTTCATTATACAAACGTTCTAAGTCTTGACCCATCTCCTGTTTGAGGTATCCATAGGTGGTAATCGGATAAGGCGTTCTCCACTCAGAGTCTTTGCATAAAGCTTTGTACTCACTTCTTTTGTTGAAGAAGTTTTGTAAGTTGTTCTGTGCAGGCTTTAATTGTAATGCGTGGGTGAGCATGCATTTGTTGATGTCAATACCAACTTGTGTACAGATCCTGTTTATAATAAAATCACCCGCAAGTATTTTATTTAAACGCACTTCATCATCCGAAGGATGATCCATAACAATGCAGATCTGTGGTTTATCTACAAGTTGCGACGTAACTCTTCTGTGCACTGCATACTCACCCATATGATTATGCCGCTTTCAAGATACGACTGACAGAAGCCTGTAGTATATCTTTGTTTCTGCCGACCATTTCATGCTTTACAACAGCACTAAATGTTTGCCCAATGGATTGCTCTAACGCCTCACCAAAGCCAACCTTGTCCATGCTCATAGCATTAAACAAGAAAGATTTCAATGAGATCACAGGGTTACCCTGTTTCAAAGCATTCTTTGTAGCCCAGAACTCTAGTCTGGTTGGTTCACAGTTTTCTAAATCACCATCTGTGATGTCTGATTCTAGAACTGCTTGAGCCTTTACGTTGATACGCACAATCTCATTTTGCTTCTCACCAACTTTATCCGAACGATAACTAGTGATAACGAAATCGTAACTACCTTCTGGTAGCACCTGCGTTTCTGGTATATCGTCTGGATGCATGGTTAAAAAGTTTTGTATATCTGCCATTATTTACCTCCTGTTTTGATGTTAATGACATTGTCTTTCGACAATTTTTTACGAGCACTGGTTTGAATTGCTTCAAATAACTTAGCTAGATCTAAAGGAACGTTTGCCGCAAGTAAACTTGGAGCCGTTACTTTCAAATCCATTCTGTGATCTGAAACAGTTCGTAAGGTGCGCTCTGTACCCTTACTGGATGTTCTAGTATCTATTCTGCACACGCAGTTAAAGTACCTACCCAATTTAGTAGATAGTTTAGACCCGACACTAGTTGGGTATGCTTTCGAGACTCCCGTGTCTCCCTCCATGTATTGCATGTGTGTGGTCACTACTACGTTACACGGAACCTCCGAACCTGTTATATATTGAACGATGTTTTGAACATCTCGTGCGGCTGTGCCCCACTCTGGTTGAGTAGCTTGATCGGTAGGCTTCTTGTTGTTAAACGATAGTGCCCCCCTTAAAGCTGCTTCACCCATCAATGTTAAACTGTCAATGACTAGAACATCTTTACTTGTCCATTTATTAACAGGCCCAAAATCTTCGTCACCATCTTTCCAATTAGCAATTAAGTTTGCACTCTTACGAAATGCATCTGCTTTACCTATTGGATCTTTTAGTGTTACGAAACTTACTCTATCTACTGCATCGTCTTGCAAGAACTCTGGTAGAATAGCTAACCCATCATCAAAGTCTAGTATGCGCAGGTTGTATCCTGCATTAGCTAGTGTTGCTAACGTTGCAGTTTTACCCGAGCCACTATCTCCAACGAGAAGTAGTTTAGTTACATCGGTTGATGTATGATTTCTAATACTTGCCATTTTTATCTCCTATATTGTAATAATAGCACACTGACAAAATTTGTCAACAATTACTTTTTATTTTGTTTTTTAAATAAATCTTCCGCATGAATTAATTCACCCTTTTGATGTAGGCTTTCATGCACTTGTCTGTCGAAGTCTTCGTTAAGCAATGTCGTTCTATGTTCTGGCGATTCTCCACACACTTCTCTGAACTTACAGCCACCATAGTTACCACATGCCGTAAAGTTTGCGGGGTAGTAACCTGCATCCCAAAAAGAATCGGCTACAGATAATGAATACTGTGCATCCATGTACCATTCATCAATAGAAGTTTTAGATACATTAAATACTGTACGATTAAATCTACAGAAGTTCGCACCTGTTTGCACTCCTTCAACAATAAAACCTTTGATAGGTAGCCCCATAATTTCACGAGCCGCCCACAAGTAAGCATACACCTGGTTGTTTGGTCTATACATTTTAAAGTACTGTTCACTTAAGGCCGCTTTGGTTGTCTTTGTATCACACAAATATAATTCACCTGCAAATAAAACTATCTTATCTATACGACCAGAGAACCTGTGATTACCAAAGGGTACTTCAAATCTTGTTTCGAGACAGGGGGCACCATCGGGCATGGAAGCTATTGTAATGGTGTCATCCCAGTATTCTTCCGCCCTCCACACTATTGCCCTGAGGGCCGCCTCAAGTCCTCTCGCTTTATCTTCTGCACTTTGTAAATCTTCTCCGTATGTTTCTAGTACATACTTGATAGCTTTGTTTACAGATTCTTCTTTACCTTCTTTATTAAACTTTCCTGTGTCTAGTATTTCAAAACCGTCATGTACTGCTGACCCAAATCCTGTTACTGTGCCGTATGATTTCATCTTGTAACCATTTAGGTTTGTAAGATTATACAGACGAGGGCAAGCTAGGAAAGATGATAGGCTTGAAGTATCCCATACATTCTGTCTAGGTTTACCGTCTTCGTATACATACTTTGGTAACTTAACTGAGTCTAATAATTCCATTATACATCCTTAATCAGTACATCAAGTATACTGCCTTGTGTTACGGGCTCGGGTGTCTTTACCTTTGCTGTCTTGCTAGTAATTCGCTTACCTGCTTTTTCTGCTGACCTAATATTCTCACGAGTCTTTTGTAAATAAGAAACAACAGTTTGTAATTCTTTTTCATTGTTAGCCAACTCGTTAGGGTCTTTCTCCAGTAGTTCTGTTGGTATAACCAACTCATCATCTTTTTTTGGCATAAATAGCCTCCTTTAAGTCATCCCACAGATGCAGAAAAGCATCCAATGAATCTTGTTTTATATTGTCTACATCGTATTCTTTTTCTATCTTATCCATGATGTTTATGATTACTTGTTTATCTATCAAATGTATTTCTTTCATGTACTCCTCAAAAAGCTATGTGCAAATCTCTTAACACATTTTCAGTTTCTTTTGTTACCTCTTGTAACTTATATAGTTTAAATGTTCTATCTTCATTGTCATCCACAGGCTCAAACATTTCTGTTAGCATCGCATCGTTAGACATCCCTCTAGGAAAGAGAGCATAGTCAAAGTACTCAAAGCCGTTGTCCTGTATGGTAAAGGTTGCTAACACATTTTTCATTCTGGGTCTGTTCCTTCATATAAAGGTAAGATACTATCATCATTTTCATCATCATCATTAATATTTAAAACATTATCAAAACCTTGTGTTTGTTCTAATGGCTCGACGGAACGGATGGTCGCATCTGGTATCGTGACCAAACCCATAGTCAGTTTGTTTGACACATATTTTCTGGAAGTCTTGTCCCACTTAATATCCCCAGACATTACTTTTTGTGCAGCCATATCCTTGCTAGGCGCTTCAACAATCCAATGTTGGGTATTCATATGTGAAGTTACTACATCATATTTCATTTGCTCTCCTTTGTTTTTTCTTTAGGTGCATTGGGTAATTCCAATATCATTTTAATTAAACCAAATACCTCTGCATATGGTCTCTTACTTAAATAGTTTATTAATTCGTTTAGTTGTTCGTTGGTAATATTTCTCATCACACACTCCTTTTGTACATACTAGCATATGTAAATAAAATGTCAAGCTAATAATTTATCAGTATCCCAACTGAAAATATAAATATAGCTATGGCATTTACAGTTAGTATGGCTCGGTCGTGCCACATCCAACCAACTACAAACCACCCTATAACCCCTGCCAAATGAAAGAACAAGTTAACAGGTGAAAATTCTATGGCTGTCATTACCATGCCAATGATTATAATCACACTGGCTGTCCACTTGACATACCATGAAGGCCCACCACCAGGTGTTACCTTCTTAAAAGTTTGGCTCATATTCTATTCCTTCATCGTTAAGTTTTTTGTACATTAAGTAGATAGTCCTAGCCTCATGATAGGCTCTCCACCTGTCTTCAAATTCTGCGTCGTACATTTTATCTGCCCAATACTTTAGTTGTGTTGGTACATGGTCAATGGATGGTTTTGCTGATGTTAACATTGTACTCCCAATTTTCTATTGCATCTAGTTCGTCATCACCTCGTGCCCTCATGGCACGGGTATCTTCGTCTATGAGTGTACCATAGCCACCCAAGTTACTCATGATTGTCTCAAAGATAGCCATAGTATTTTCCGTGCCCATACTAAGCATAGACATACGAAGTCCTACTTCCATGAGTGCCGAGTGTATCATGTTTATAGGATACTTCTTAGACAGTTCGGCTATGGGTTCTTTTAAATCGGCACAACAATCTGCAAAGAGTTTTACATCATTTTCTAATTGTTTATCTTTCTTCTTCATAGTATATCTCCTTTATCTGTTAATAATACTAATTGATCTCTTTCCAAAGATGACGTAATTAGTACGCTACCATTCTTATCAGTAAAAGTAAGGTGGTCGTATTTGTTTTCATCTACCTCAGCTCTATCTTTCATCTGCACCTTAAAGGCTTTGATGTATTGATGAAACCTCATCTTTAATGAAAAAGGTTTATCAGCTTTTATTGATATGAAAGGCTCGTCTGTCTCTGAGTTATCTAGATGATCGACGGCTTTTTCCAGAGCGACTGATAAATCGGTCGACTGCAATAGGTTGTGTGTCTTCGGATTGAAAGGCATAGTCCTCCTGTATATCTTCGTAATCGTTTATATCTTGTTCCAAGTCATCATTATGTTTTGAAACATTCTTGTCCAAATGAATACTGTATCCATCTAAAACAAAATCTCCGTCTTCAAGTATATCTTCTTCTTTTTCTATTTTGCGTTTGTAAGGTTCTGCCATGTTAATACTCCTATGTATATAAATATTATCGCCATGATGATAGCAAACGGATTTTGCATATCTTTATCAGTGAGCACGCCTACAATAGTATATGTCGGTATGCAAGTCAAGGTAATTATTACAAGTATACTCGTTAAAAAGTTTATCATGCCCACACCTTTACTTCCCCTGTTATGTCAGACATCTTGGTAGAATTGATAGGCGATAAGGTCATGTACTTGTCGGTGTTAGGGTAGATGAATGTGATTGCTTGTTCTACTCTTTTCTCATTAGAATCCATAGGTCTCACATCTACTATGTATGGTATGTAACCTGCACTGCCCTCGATAGAGTTTACTCTATCCATGACAGAGGGCATTACTGAATACAATTCTCCTAGTATTCTGTACCCTTCCCCTTCTTCTGTTAGTGTCATTATAGGAAATGCATCGGCATATCCCTGTAAGTCGTAGTTGTTTAATAATGTTATGGCAGGGTATATTAAAGTTGAGCCACCTCCTAGTATACTATTCAACCTGTGCCCCCTCTTGAGTGTGCCATATACAAATAGGCTAGTTGTTTGTGTCGTCATTTTTCTCCCTTACTTTAGTAATCTTTTGTACACAGTTGGTAGGTATAACTGTACCCCCACCACCACATTGACTATCTTCATCGAATGATGATATAAGTATAGTTACCTCTGAATTTTGTGTCAGCAGCCAACCGACACAGGTGACGGGTCTTAGCTTTTGTTTTCGTAGTTCATCTAGTTCTTGCCAAGTGTTATCATCCGACATAGCGTCGAGCCATTCTACTTGTACGAGATTCAAATCTTTCTTGGATACTTTCTGTCCTATCTCATTCATGTTCATTCCTTTCTCATGGTAGTAATGATGTATCTAAAAACATATCTTCTAT